TTGATATTGTTGGGTTTCCCCTCTGTATTGATAAACTAAAGCTGTTGCTCCATCCACTATAATTGCATCAAATCTTTCAGGAATACTAGTTGTATCTCCATATGCAGACATATCAGATGGAAAGGTAAAATAATCAAATTTTATAGAATACGACCTGTTTGGAAATGGGTATAATAGATAGTTATTATCAGGTGTTCTTATTATGTGTTCTGGAACACCCCCTTGGTCAAATTGAGCAACTGTTACACCACTTGCTATAGAAGCAGCAGTAGTGCCACCTGCACCTCTTGTACATCCTGTAAATGTTGTACTGCTACCTATTGCAGTATATGTTATCTCTTCATTACCTATGTGCAATGTACCTGAAGAATCAAAACCTGATGTACTCGCTACTGTTATTGTCTCTACACTGTCTGTGTGTGTTGTGCTAGTAGTCGTAGTATTAATCTCATCTTCTTGGTCACTCACTGCATTTATATATTCATTGTAATCTAATTGTGCTAGTCTGTATCCTGAATTACCTAAATCGCTATCTTTTACAATTCTAAAAGTATTGTAGTCTATTGATTTAGCAGAAGTTGGTAAACTATATCTTACCACACCTGCTGTTACTGTTTTAGTTTCTGTACTATGATTAAAAGGGTAATTAAATTCTCTTTGATTTATGTATCTAACAGATTCATTTACTGCGTTTTGTGCTTGAACTTGTATACCTCTAGCATTAGCAAAAGTTGTAGAGGTTAATGCAACTTCATTTAATCTAGCTAATACACTATTTGTTAGTGAAAGAAAAGTTCCTGACATTTATAATTCCTAAAAGTGTAGAGGAGTAAGTTGCCCTACTCCCCTAGAAAAGTTACGCTAACTGGTCTCTATCGACCTCATCAGGCTTATCATCTAAACCATGACCTGCTAAATCAATAACAGTGGCATACATTCTAAGTCTGCCTGTTGCTGGAGCAGCACCTGCAATCTTAGCATCAATAGTATCTGTAGTAGTTACAAATTGAGTGTAAGTTGAAGCTCCACTTCCAACAATAGTGTTAGTCTGTCCATTAGTTCCTGCTGCACAAAAACCTGTAGAGGTTATATCTGCACCATCAATAATGTCATCACCTGCTGCGAAGTCCATGTCAAGAGTACAACTTGAAGTAAATGCTTTCATTACTTCTGCACCTGCATTTATGACTAGAGTATTCGCAGGGATTTCTAACACCTGAAAGATGTCTCCATCTGCAAAGCTACCACCTGCTGCTACTAAGTCATCGATATCAAGGTAAGCCTCAATATTTCTCATAACATTAGTATTCTTAGTAGATGGCATAGCCACAATAGAGTCGGAAGATACACCAGTGGTGTCTTTAGACGTTAAATCATAAGTTGCCATTTATACCTCCCTATGCTACGTTATACTTAGCAGTAACGATTGCTTCAGGGCGAAGAATCTTTCTGCCATACATATGCATACCACGAACAATATCAGCGAAAGAGTCAGGGTCTCTGTATGTCTCTGTCTTATTGATTTGCTCTGCAGTAGCTACTGCTGAACTATGTCCTGCAACAATAACTCCATAGTTAGAGTTTTGGTTTGCTGAACCTGATGTTCCCGGTCCTGTTCCAACTGAAGGTAAGTTATTTGACATATATACGTCAAATCCGTGTATCTTTCCTACAGATAAACCAGTTCTTAATCCACCTGATTCACCGAAGTCACCATTTAAAAGTCTTGAATCTTCGTCTTTTAGGACTTCAATAAAAGTTGGATGTAAAACTAACCATCTTCCATCAGTGTCTACAAACTGTGTATCTAACAATCTGCCCATTCTAGCAATCACCTGTAAAGGAGTTGCAGTAGCAGTTGCTTGAGCAGTTGCACCACCCATTCTTGGAGCTATTGGAATAGAATGGTCATCAGCACTTGATGTAGTGATGTTACCAAAGCTACCCTTTTTTAGCTTCATGCTAGTCAACAATTCATCTGAACCTGCAGTTGATACTGCTTTAGTTCCGTTGACTGTTGAGTTTGCTGAACTTGCAACAGCATTATTAGATGCTTGTGCAAATCCTGACAAATAACCAAGAACATCTTGGTCGTAGTTGTCTTTAAGTCTGTAACCTGCTCTGTCACTTGCTAGTTGAGAGAAGTTTACATGACTGTGAGCCTCTTCAATATCGTCTATTTTAAAAGCAAAGTAGTTTGCTTTGTCAATAGTCAATGTGAAGTCTTCATCGTCAAGGTCTTGAGGCTGAACGTTTGCACCTCTAGCATATTCCTTAACAGTGATTTCTGGCTCTTTTATTATTTTTACGGAATCACCCATGTTGGCAATCTCACCAAAGTAATCTGAATTGGTGATATTTTCAACAACGGAGTTCTTCCTGAAGGCTAACTGAACCTGCTTAGAGTAAATAACTGGGGAGAAATTACCATTAGGCAGATTACCATAACCTGCTGCAGTTTTAAATGCCATTTTTATCTCCATTGAAATAAACAAATGTATACTAAGTATACGACAGTTTTACTCGTCATCGGCTAATAGTAGTCAAGGTGTATGTTTAATAGCTACTTAAACATAGGCTTTTTCCTATCAGGTAGGCTTCCAAGTTTAGTATTATGTGAGTTGTCCACGTGGAGAGGTCACACTTTTAGTTGCTTATAGTTATATTCATAAATAACTATTTGTCAACTCTTTTTATCTAGCTGAACCAGATATATCGTATATAAAGTCTCCTGCACGTATTGCATTCATTATAATGTCTGAATTTTTTTCATATTCATCTGCAGACATTCTTTGTACTTCAGACTCTAAAATCTTTTTATTTTTTCCTTCAACATCAGGTATAGATTTTTCAGATTTTGTATTAACTTCAAAAGCAGCATTTTTATTATTACTTTTAGTTTTTTTGCCTATACCTTTATCGGTTTTATATAAATCAATAGCTCTAGCTGCAGACTTTGCATCTTCACTATTTTCATAAAGTGCATTTTGAACCCATTTAGGTTGCTCTTCTGCCCACTCATGAAACTCGTCACTATCTCTTATTTCTGCAAAGTCAGGATGAATTTTTAATAATTCTACTTCTGCTTTTTCTTTTGTAGTTTTTTGATTTAATTCATCTATCTCTTTAATTCTTTTTTCTAGTTCCTCTGACTGTTCTCTAGATTTTTTTATAGCTATTGTTTCAACTATCTGTGCAACGTCTGGATATTCTTTTGTCCATGCCTCTATCTCTTCTTCAGATTTTGGTAATTTTATTTCTTTTTTTGTTGCTTTTTCTAATTGTGATTTTAAATTATCAAGTTGCTTTTGAAGCTCTCTTTCTTTTTCTTGAGAGTGTCTACGTAAATCTCCATAACGTTTTTTAAAAGTTCTTTCTTCAGCATTCTTTGGCTCTTCTTCATCCTCTTTCTTTTCTTCGGTAGACTCTTGAGATTCGCCTGATACTTGTTTCTTTAAATTTTCTAGCTCTTCTTCATCTTTTTTAATTCTATCTTGATGAGTAGAACGTTTATTCATAAACGCTTTTTTTTGAGGTGTAGCGTCTACCACCATTTCTTCTTTTTTAGCTTCTTCTGCCATTATTTACTCCTTGGGGTTATCGTAGCCATTAATCGGGGGATAAGTAGCCAACTATTATATTATACTATATTTATATTTTTGGGTCAAACAAATTATGTCCAACCTCCCATTCCATCATCACTATAACTATCTGATGAAGAATCTATTCCACCATCATCGCCATCATTACTTTGATTACCATCATTTGAAGGTTGTGTATTACTGTGAGTAGGTTTTGGTTCAGGTTCAGTTTGTTCAGGGGAATTTCCCGGTTTACCTGTACTATCAGTAAAGTTTACAGTTGTTCCATCTTCATGTGTAAATGTTCCATTATTATTTATACTGTAACTTGTTCCATTATCATTATACCCTATACCTTTTGAACCACCATTTGCTGCTATATCATCTTGAGCATCTTGACTAAAATTGTCCAATCCGTAGTATTGAAACATATCGCTTGTACTTAAATTTTCTAAACCCATATCCGTTCTTGACAAATTATATTCTTCCATAGTCTTTTTCAACATATCTGCTTTAGCAGTAGATGTAATTAATGATAGCCATTCTTTGTTTTTTTTCAAATCTACTTTTGATTTTGGGTCTACTTTTTCATAACCAAATTTACCCAATACTTTATCAAAAAACCCTTTTTTCTTTTCATCAGGCTCATCAATTTTAAATCCTCTTGTACTTTTAAATGCATATTCTGCCATTTCCATTCCTAATTGTCCTCTTACCCCTAAATCATGTATATGTTCAGGTTTCCATTGACTAATAGGAACTCCAAAATAATTATTAGTTCTTTGTATATCTCTAGCAACATCATGAAAAGCACTTGCTTTAACTTTTCCTAGTTCTGCTGCAGTAAATCTATTTACATCAGGCTCATTTAAAAAAGGAACGTCTGCTCCATAAGCTATACCCGAAACTATCGTTGTAAGAGGGTTGGCAAAAGGACTAGCTGTCTTTAATATATTTATTTGTTCTCCAACCATTTCTTTATAGGCTTCTCGAAATGTTTCATCTTCTACAGAAAAAGCATCTTCAAAATTTACAGCACTACTTTGAACTCCACTTGGTAAATTATCATCTGTATCATCATTACTCGTTCCATCTTGTATACTTTTTATTTCGCTAAAAACATTAGGTGTTTCTTCTTTTTCTTTTTCTGTTTCTTCACCTTTTATTTTTTCTCCAACACCTTCAAATCTTTCTCCTATATTTTCAGGAACTTCATCTTCAAAAGATTTTTGTTCGGTTGTTTCTCCTCGTTTTAAAAAATCAGGTGTCTCACCTCTTTTCAAAAAATCTGACGTTTCACTTCTTTTCAAAAAGTCTGCAGTTTGAGGCACAGAGCTATACGTAGTTGTTGTTTTTCCTCTAGTGGGAACAGGTGCTTGTCTAGGATTTAATTCTGTTTGTGGTTGTACCAAAGGTTTCATTTGTTGTTGTGAAGGCATTGAAGTTACTGTTTTAGTATCTTCTTCTTTTTCTTGGGTGGGAGTAGAGCCTCCTTCAGACATTTTAACTATCCCACCCTTATTTATATTTTCAGGAGTTTCTTCATCCTCCATTTCTAAATCGTCTATGGTAAATGGTATATCATCAGGCAGTGTTGCTTCATCTACGTTGCCCATCTGACCCATTTCTTCCATTCGTTTAAGACCTGCTTTAGCTCTTTGTCTTATCATCATAAGTTTTTCTAAACCAATATATCTTACAACATCTGCAGGAAATACAAACTCGCCTTCACTTAATTGTGCAGGTATATCATCTCTTACTTCTTCTTGTGTAGAACCTGATGGAACATCATTTCCTGATACAGGGTCTATTGTGCCACCTTCATCTTTGAGTCCACCTTCTTGAAATAGTTCCATTTGTTGTGGCATACCACCTTTTTTCATGCCTTTAGCTTTTTTAATTTGATTTTCAAAATTAATAGACAATGCTTCTAGTTCAGGACCTGTTAGTATAGATTCTCTATCTGTTATTTCACCTCTTGAAGAATCCTCAAATACAGAGCTTCGTTCTCTCATATACCTATCTACACCATATTTTTTAGCTAAAAATTTTTCTAATACTTGTGGTGGTAAATTAACTAAATTTTCATCACTAAAATTATATTTAGGTTCTTGCCCTTTTGCTATATCTTCATCCATTTTACTGTCTCCTCCTTGAGAAAAATTTTTTTTAGGATTGACTAATAATCTTTCTTGTATATTTATGATGGGTGCTCCATCTTGTCTAGTAATACCCCCAAGACCTTTGGGAACATTTAATTTTTTTATTTTAATACCTGCTTTGCCTATTCCTTTAACATTTTCTACTGTAAAATTCTTACCTAAAACTTTTTGAGCATAGTTTTTTAATTCTGTAGATGTAAATCCTTTTTGAAATCTAGCATCATCTCCTTTGCCTATAATATAACCATCTTTTATTTTTACTTTATTTTTAGCACTTTCTACGTCTTTTACCCCTCTAGTAGATATTATAGCCTCTCCATTAGATTTTAAAATACGACCTATATTTTTTAAAGCTGCTTGTCTTGCTACAGGAGGTAATACATTTAGTACATTTAAACTTGTAATTTTATTGTAACTTTTACTTGGTATCTTTTTTACATCGTTATATTTAGGTTTACTTTTGACAAAAGGTTCATATGTATCTGCTTTTATTAATTTAGCACCTTCACCTCTTCCTGAACCATAATCTAATTTTGTTCCTGTCTTTTTACTAAATAAAGCATCTGCCTTTAAGTATGTTCCAATAGTGCCTTTTCCACTAGAACCTGCTCCAATGGCAGTTTTAGCAGCTCTCTCAGGAGGTGGTAATTTATTCTTTGCCATTGACTTCATCCCTTATTAGTTTAAGTCTTTTTAAAGTAGCCACTGCTCCTTGTGACCTATGAACAGTAATAATATCATTACTCTGTTCCATAATTTTATATTGTGCCTGTATTAGTGTATCTAAATAAGTTGTAAAACTATTAATTAGGTTGGGGTTGTTCACTAGTGGCTTGAGTTGCTGCAGCACCTGCTTGTCCGTCATTTCCTGTAAATCCTTGTTCTCCCGGAACTGGAGCTTGTCCTGTTCCTATAGTTCCCCCACCTGCTCCTGTAGGGTCTAATGGATTTGCTCCTGCAGGTGGTTGTGCATCAGGAGGCATTCCTTGAGGAGGCTGTCCTGCAGCAGGTCCTTGAAATTGTTTCAATAACTCTGCTTGAACTGCTGCCTCATCCATATTATTTGTTACTTTGTCAGGGTCTAAATCCATTGATTTAGCAATCTCTCTAATTATATAATTAAATTTAGCAAAAGGTGCAAGTGAAGGACTAGACGCAGTTTGTAAGAAAGACATAAGTCTTTGACTTCTTACTTCATTTGCCATAAGACTTTCTGTTCCACGTGCAACAACTTCTAAATCTCCTTTTAAAGATTTATCAAAATCAAATTGCATATTAAATCTAAATAAACCTTCTCCTAAAGGTTTAAGTAAATAGTCATCTATGTTTTTGATAACAGTTTTAATACTTCCTGCTGCTGCGTTCATGAGCATAGATATACCTGATGCAGTTCTGCCTACTCCTGTTACACCTGTTTGACCATGAGCAAAAGAAGGAAAGCCTGTGCTCTCATCTGCTAACTGTCTAGCCTTATCAAATAACTGTAAATTTTCGTTTGATACGTTAGGAAACTTTGTGCCAAATATAGCTTGACCCGGTGCTCCACCTTGTCTTCTAAAAACTTTTCCCGGATATACAGATAAGTCTTGTCCCGGAACTAAATTAGTCTCATCAACTTCCATGATTAAATTTCCTGACAGCACTGCATTATCTACTGCCATTCTCATAAAACCATTCATCAAAGTTTGTGTATCATCCATATTCTCTGCAATACCTACACCAAAGAAAGAATATGGGTTTAATTCATAAGGTGCTGCCATATAAGGTATCTTAGCAGGTTTGAATGGATTGAGAACCATTCTTAAAACTTTACCATCACATATCCATATGTTAGCCTGTAACTCATCATGTTCAGATAAATCATCAGGTATTTCAACTCCATTTTCTTCAAGTAAAGCTACGTCACACATACCCCAATATTCTAGAACTTCAAAACGATAGATACCGTGGTCAGGTGCGTAGTCAGATAAATCATCTTCCCAATACTTTTTAACGTAAGACTCTCCACTTTCTATGACTTCATCAATAACAGAGTCTCTGAAAAAAGGTCTTCTTTTTAAAGCACGTAATTGTGTTCTTGACATTTTATGTCGTTCTATTGCATACTGTGCTTCATCCATGTTATTAGCATCAGGGTCAGGATAAAAGTTCCAAACAGAAACATGAGATGTAGAAGGAACAGTTTTATATATAGGACTATATTCACCTTTATCATCCCAATTTGAATATTCTTTATCTGTTGCAAAAGGACCTTTCATAACTCCTGTGCCAAATAAAGCCATTTCAAAAGCAGTGCTTCTTAATTGTTTACTAGCACCTGACTCTTGTAGTTGGTCCATTATTCTTTTTTCCATGTTCTTTGCAGCAATCATGGAAGGACTAAATGTTACCGATGTAGGAGTTTTGCCAACTTCTTCTTTAAGGTTTTCAATGCTTCCCAACTTTTCTTCCAAAGGACCAAGCCTGTCTGCCAAAGTTTTTTCAGTTGCTCCTGCAGGAAATTCCTTACCGTCACCTTTATACCCATAAGGAGAAGACAAAGACGTTTCACCTTTAAGTGCCTCAGGCTCTTTTGGGTCAAAACTAACATCTTTAGCCACACCTTCTGGTAAAATTGTTGGCTCAACGCTAATAGGAAATTTGTTACCTGCAAATAGCACGTCAACAATTTGTCCGTAAGCTGCGAGAGTTTTGGTCTTGGTAACTTTGATAAATACTCTTGACCTTTCTGCTTCAGTAAATTGAACATCACTTCCGTATATCCCCCTATAATTTGTGTAAGAACGTAACCATCGTTCTTCGTCATTTCTTCTATAGTCTTCTGCTCTGTCATATCTTTCCTGTATAAACGGAATTATACCACTTACGTTTGCATCTGCTATTTCAGAATCTTCTGTGTCTTCCAACGCAATGGAATCACTATCTAATGTAATATCTTCTTCTGCCATATTAATATCCAAATGTTGAGTCTGCTACAGGCATTCCTTGTGAGGGTCTGCCTACAGGGTCATAGTCAAAAATACTAAACCTAGGTCTTGACATAATGCCATATCTTAATGCGTCATAAATATGGTCTTCTGCTCTTGTATCCACGTCTTCAGGATTCTTTTTATCTAAAGGTATCGCAGGAATTTGAGATATAGTATTTACACAAGTATTGAAAAACACCATTCTTGGCTCTTCGGTAAATTCATCTATCTGTAAACGTCTGTGGATTTCATTTTTTCCTGCTACACGACTGCCTTTACTTCTATCCGATGGTCTCCAACGACATCCTCTTTGTATCATTTGTTCAGCAAGTGAGGGACCAGTATCGCCACGTTTATGCCAAAGAGAACTGTCAAGTACACCATATCTTATTGTTCCATCTTCTTCTTCTAAATCTAATACCGTCTCTGCCAAATCTGTGGCAAGGACTTTAGAAACATACAGTTCTCTATATAAAATAAGTTGCTCATCTGGACTAACAGCAAACCAGAGAACAGCACTATAAGAACCATAACCATAATCACAAGCACGAAACTTGACCCAATTTCTTGGAATGTCAAAAGGTTCAATAACATGAATATCCCTGTTAAACTCAGTAAAAGCAGCACCTTCTTTAATATCCCAATCACCTTCAAGCAACTGTTTTTGTTGTTGTTCAGGGAGGGAAAGAAGCATCGCTTCGTAGTCTCCTTGATTTGACAAGTATGGATTATCAGATAATCGAGCAGGTATGAATCTTCTTTTAAATAGTGACTTACCTGCTTTACTGTGTCCGTCAGGATATTTAAGAACCTTTCCTGTTTCAATATTTGTGGCATCAAATGCTCTTCCATAAGGTGCAGGGTCAATAAACATTTTTTTAACCCACTGATGACCCGGACCTCCCGGATTCGTTGTTGCTCTCATATACACTGGTAAATCATGTGCAGTAGAACGTAATCTTGACCTCATGTAATTCCAAGCAAATGGTGTTGCCCATTGTGTTAATTCGTCAAAGCCTATCCAACTAAATGCTAAACCTTGATACCTTAATACATCATCATCTCGGTCTAGGTATGACATCCAAAGTCTTGCACCTGATGGTGCTACCCATTGCATCTTTCTTTCTGACCACTTGATACCCTTATATATTTGAGGGTATAATTCTCTTGACTTCCAAACAAGTTCTCTTAATTCTTCTGTTGTATGTCTTAATAGTAATCCACTAAACTGTGGATGATTCATGTAACGTAGTGGGTCTGCTAACATCGCATATGACTTACCACCACCTGCACTACCACCATACAATACTTCTCTTTCAGGAGAAGCAAGAAACTCTGTTTGAGGTCCTTCGTTTGGTTTAAAAACTACGTTCTGTTCTTCAACAGGTATATCTT